GATTTAAACGTCTTAAAGAGTGCTGGAGAGCATTTAAAGAACGTAGATTTCATTTATGCAGAGTATGATGAGTCAGATGACTACGAAAATGCTAATTCAGGAGAAGAATTAGACGAATTTTTAGAAAATAGTGGGTTCGAATGCTATGATCGCATCTACGTTGCAGAAAGAAATGGTAAATTAGTTGATTGCGAGTACAGAAATGTAAATAGTACGGCGAACAAATCAGGTCCACGTTGGAACAGTAACTAAAATGGAAGCTCAAAACGATTTTTTAGACAATCTAGGTGCAATTCAGCACGAAAAAATGCTTCGTGAGATTGTTGCAGATAATTTAACGCCCAAAAAGAGGAAAATTAATACAAATTTAGCTGAAAATGACCTTTTCGATGCAGAATCGGAAGATGGAGAGCTCTGGAATCCTGATTTAGTCGTCTAAATAAAAGAAAATCTTAGTATAAATGCCGGTCCAGCGTGTATCACGTGGATTTAAAGATATTTCTTTATCTTTTAAACCCCATCCTATTACGAGAGACGTGATCCCTCTGAAAAATGAGAGCGCAATTTCCCGTGCAGTGAAGAATTTGGTGTTAACACACCTTCAGGAACGTCCTTTCAATCCAATTTTAGGTTCTAGGATAGGTGAAAGTCTTTTTGATTTGATGGATGTTGGTTCAGCATCCATTATTGCTGATGAAATTCGTAATACTATTGATAATTTTGAGCCAAGAGTTCAATTAATAGATGTAGAAGTGAAACCATACTATGATTCACACATTTATGACGTAACAATCATCTATGAAATTGTTGGAATCTCAGTTCCTGCTCAACAAGTTAATTTTGTATTAGAATCATTAAGATAAATGCCTCTCACACAATTTCAAAATTTAGATTTTGAGGATATTAAGACTCAAATTAAGGATTATTTGAGAGCGAACTCAAATTTTACTGATTTTGACTTCGAAGGATCGAACATGTCGGTCCTAATTGACACTTTAGCATATAATTCTTACATTACTGCCTATAATAGCAACATGGTTGCTAATGAGGTGTTCATTGATAGCGCAACTTTAAGAGAAAACGTTGCTGCTTTAGCTCGAAACATCGGATATACGCCAAGATCTAAGAAATCATCAAAAGCAATAGTAAGTTTCTTCGTTGATACCTCTTCTTATGCTGTTCAACCACTAACTTTAACAGTAAAAGCAGGAGTTGTAGCTGTTTCTAACACTTACAACCAAAATAATTACAGTTTTGCCATTATGAATGACATAACTGTACCTGTTGTTGATAATATTGCTGAATTTAATGATATTAGCATCTATGAAGGTTCATATTTAACGAAAACTTTCACTTATAGAGAGACTGGAGACAATGTTCCCATAGAAAGGTTCATTATACCCAATTCTGACATTGATACATCAACAATTAAGGTAACAGTATCTCCAAATAGTGCTGCAACTAACTTAAAAACAGTTTATAAGCTAACTGATAACATTATTGACGTAGATAACAACTCATTAATCTTCCTTTTACAAGAAGTTGCTGATGAGAAGTACGAAATCATCTTTGGAGATGGTAAATTTGGTAAAAAACTCGAAGATTCCAATCATATCATTGTAAGTTACCTCAGTACTAATGGAATAGACGCAAATGGCGTAAATTCCTTTACATTTACCGGAAATATTCAAGATAATTCCGGAGTTACTGTTACAGAAGGAATTTCTGACTTAGCAACCGTTAATTCTTCAGAAAATGGAGATAGTGTTGAGTCAGTTTCTTCAATTAAGAAATATGCACCTTTAGTTTACTCTGCTCAGAACCGTGCGGTAACTGCAGATGACTATAAAGCTATAATTACGAAAATTTACTCAAATACTGAGTCAGTTTCCGTTTATGGTGGTGAAGATACTAGTCCTCCACAATTTGGAAAAGTTTTTATTAGTATTAAACCAAAAAATGGTAAATATTTGTCTCAAATTGAAAAAATTGAACTTAAAACCAAATTAAAGAGATATACGGTTGCTGGTATCCTTCCACAACTGATAGATCTCAAATATCTGTATGTGGAGTTAGATACTAGTGCTTATTATAATGCAAACGCTACAAACAGCGTAGATGCGCTTAAAACAGCGATTACAACTACTTTGAACACTTATGCTAGGGCGAATGAATTAAACACCTTTGGAGCGCGTTTCAAGTTCTCTAAAGCAATGCGTTTAATTGACCAAACAGACAGCGCAATTACTTCAAACATCACCAGAGTGGCGATGAGAAGGGACTTGAGGCCTGCTTTAGCAGATTTAGCAACATATGAGTTCTGTTATGGTAATGCGTTTAATGTTAACTCATTAAACGGGTTTAATATCAAATCCTCTGGATTCTCAGTGAGTGGTATTAGTGGAACTGTCTATATTTCTGATATACCTAATCCTGATAGAAGAACAGGAAGATTAATTCTCTTTAAACTACTTTCTTCTAACCAAGTCGCTATTATTAGGAATAATATTGGTACTATTGAGTATACAAAGGGTGAAATATTAATCAATGCTATTATTATTAACTCTACGATAATAAACACTGATCAACCAATTATTGAAATCAGTGGAACACCCAAATCATATGATGTTATCGGATTACAGGATCTTTATTTGCAACTAGATAATAGTAACAGTTTAGTTACTATGGTTTCTGATACTATTTCTTCCGGAGCAGATATTTCTGGTTCTAACTATGTTGTTAGTTCTAGTTTCCCCAACGGTAGAGATGATAGAGAATCTCCTCTAGTTAGAGGGGTTCCACAATACGCAACGGTAACAGGAATCGAAGCAACAAACGTACAAGAGGTTGATACATCGTATGCAGCCACTTATACAACTTCTACAACATTTAACTCTGAACAAGTAACAGCTAACTCAGTCAGCGGCGGCTATTCATACTAATGATAGAAACAAGAGCTAAAACCTACTCTGTTGTAAGTCAACAGATACCGGAACAGATTAGAAGTGAATCTCCATTATTTGGAGAATTTTTAGAGCAGTATTATAAATCACAAGAATTTCAAGGTGGTCCAGTTGATCTGGCTGAGAATTTAGATCAATATATTAAAAATGATTCGTACCGCCAAAAGAACTTAGTAACATCTACTGTATTGGATGGTGCAATTACTGCATTCAGTAAAACTATAGCAGTTGACTCTACATTAGGTTTTCCTGATAGGTATGGATATTTTAAGATTGATAATGAGATAATAACATATACTAGTAAAGATAAAAGACAGTTTTTTGATTGTAAGCGTGGTTTTAGTGCAATCACTTCTCTTTTTAGTGGTACACAAACAGATAAGGTAACATTTAGTAGTTCTACATCTGCTGACCATGCTGATGATGCCACAGTAACGAATTTAAGTAATCTCTTTCTAGCAGAGTTTTTCAAGAAGTATAAAGGTTTATATGTTCCTGGATTAGAAGATAGAAGCTTTGTTACTGGATTAGATCAAGCTCTTTTCTCAAAACAAGCAAAAGATTTATATACAACAAAAGGAACTGATGATTCTTTTGAAATTTTGTTCCGTGCATTGTATGGTTCAAAAGCAACTGTTGTAAAACCTTTTGAACAAACAATTAGACCTTCTGATGCTGATTATAGAATTACAGAAGATTTAGTTGTTGTTTCATTAGATGAGACTTTAGATCCATATGGACTTAAGGGACAAACTTTATATCAAGATGAAGTAGCGGGAGTTCTTAATAAATCTTATGGTTCAATTGCTGATGTAATTGGATATACACGTGATGGTAATCAATATTATCAAATAAGTCTTGATGCTGGTTCTGATAAGGATATTAGTGAAGTAGGTTCTATTTACGGTAAATTCAGTATTACTCCTACTACCAGAACTGTAACTGATGAAATTGCTGATGTTAATACCATATATGTTGACTCAACAATTGGGTTTCCCCCTTCAGGTACTTTAATAATAGAAGTTGGTCAAGCTGAATATACTGTTGCATATACAAGTAAAACTACTACTCAATTTTTAGGTTTATCTGGTAATACTAAACCTCTTCCTAAAAAGTCTTTAGTTAGACTAGATTCTAGTGTTTATGGATATAATGATGCTGGTGAAAAGATTACTCTTAGAATTACTGGATTAGTCTCTGATTTTATGATTCCAGGGACAAGTAAGCAAATAGTTTCTGGAGATACTATTGATGTACAAAACTTAGGTACTTTAAAGGATAAAGATAAAAAATTTACTGAATGGGTTTATAACGTTACTAATCTTTTTAATGTTGAAACTATTGAAGATATTGGTAATGGTAACACAAAGATTACTTGCCCAGAAGTACACCTTTTGTATCTTGGTGATTTAGTTACATTAGTCAATCAATCAACTCAATCAGAAGTACAGGGTACTGTTGTTGATGTTCCTTCTAACAAGATTGCTATTCTTGATGGATTGGGTTCTATTGATTATAATGTCCAATTTAAGGCAAGAAAAGAATTAATTAGAGCAGAAATACTTCCTGCAGTAAAACAACCAGATTATAAGTTTAGTTCAAATGTTCAAAATGCATATGATTTAAATGTAGTTGGTATTGTTAGTGGTGTTCCTTATGCTGGTCCATATCATACACATAATGGTAAGAAGATGGTGGGTTCAAAGCACACCGCTTCTCCTCATGATTTTATTGAAGGTGAATCAGAGCATCAAACATATGTAACTTCTTCATCCATACCTTATTATGCTAATCAGCAGTTAAATGCTGACTTAAGGGGTATTGATATTAGAGTTGCTGCAACATTCTCTGGAGAGACTATATCAACCAGTAGAAGTCATGATTTTAGAACTGGTGATGAAGTTTATTATATTCCAGGAACAACTCAGTCTTCTACTTTAGTTGATGGAGTAGTTTCTACATCTACAACTACTCTTCCTTTGAGTCCTTTGACAGAAGGTACTTATTTTGCTCAAAAGATTGATGACCAATCTTTTAAATTAGCGTATTCTCGTGCAAACATTGATGCTGGTAAATTTATTAATCTAACTGGAAATAGTGCTGGTATTACTACACATCAATTTGCAAGTAGATTGCAAGATAAAGCAATTGACTCTCAAAGACTTGTAAGAAGATTCTCTAAACCAGTATTTGATTCTTCTGGTGAAGAATTTACAACTACTCCTGGTGAAAAGACAGGTATGTTTGTAAATGGTGTTGAACTTGCTAACTATAAGTCAAGAGATGGTATCTATTATGGACCATTAGATGAAATACTTGTTACAGAGGGTGGAAGTGGGCATGATGTTATAAATCCACCAGAATTGCTTATTACTGATGCTGCTGGTATTGGTGCAACAGGACATGTAAACGTTAGTGGTGTATTTGAAAGAATTGATGTATCATATCCAGGTTTTGATTATCTAGAAACTCCACAAATCACTATTTCTGGTGGTAATGGACAAGGTGCAACTGCAGAGGCTAAAATGAGACAAGGAGTTCATGCTCCTACTCTCGACGTTGAGGTTGGTGTTAATACTTCTAACAATACAGTTGGATTTACAACTTATCATCTGTTTAATAATGGTGAAAGAGTATTTTATCGTCAAAACAAGGGTACTGTAGTTGGAACTGGTACGACAAGTCTAGGTGATGGCGCAATTTACTTTGTAGGACTTGTTGATAATACAACTATTTCACTACACTCTCATTTTGATGATGCTATTGCAGGAATCAACACTATAGACCTTTCTGATAAAGGTTCAGGTACTCAAAAGTTTGAAAGTGTTCAAAAGAAGAATGTTATTGACCAAATTTTCATAACAAATCCTGGAAGTGGTTATGAGAACAAAAAACGCACTGTAATTACTACAGGAATCAGTACTTTTAATAATTCCATTAATATTAAGAATCATGGATATGAAAATGGCGAAATATTGACATATTCGTCTACTGGAAGTGTAATAGGTGGATTAAATGCAAATAATCAATATAAAGCACTTATTATTGATAATAATAACTTTAGATTAGCTAATGCGGGTGTTGGTGGGACATTAACTAGTGATTATGATAACGAAACCTTCGTAAATCTAACAAGTGTTGGTGTTGGAACTCATATCTTCAATTATCAGCCAATTTCCGTTTCAATTAGTGGTGAAATTGGTGTTAACACTGCATTAGGTGATTATCACGCAACAATGATTCCTGTAGTTCGTGGATCTGTCACTTCTGTTGATTTAACTCAAAATGGAACAGGATATGGTAATTCCTCCATTATTAGTTACAATAGAGCACCAAATATTGATTTTCTTGCTGGTTCCGGTGCTGAACTTCGTCCAATTGTAAAAGATGGTGCAATTGAGCAAGTTATCGTTACTAGAGGTGGTTCTGGATATAATTCACCTCCAGAAATCATTACATCTGGTATTGGTACATATGCGACTCTAACACCAGTTATAACAGACGGTGTAGTGACTTCTGTGACGGTTGTGAGTGGTGGTGTTGGATTTGTTACTGATAGATCTTTCTTAAGCGTAGAAACCGCTGTAGACGCCTCTGGTAGAGCACCTGTGGTTGATCCTAGAGTTAAGAGGTGGGAACTGGATAATGTTAATCGTTTCCGCACTTTAATCAAACTTGATGATGGATTTATGGAGAATAGTACTGCTGACTATGGTTCGCAGTTTACACACCTCTATGCTCCTAGAAAATTGAGGGAAATGCTCCCATCTTTGAAATTAAACGGAGAAAAGAATTATGGAACTTATGATCTAGAATATGAGAATGCTGAAGAGGTTTCTGATAACCATTCTCCAATAATTGGATTTGCTTATGATGGAAACCCAATTTACGGTCCATATGGATTTGATAGGATTGATGGTGGTGTTATTCGGAGAATGATTCCTGGATATGAACTTAATGCCACTAGACAACTTGGACCTAGCGTTGGTGACTGGCCATTGGGTTCATTTACTAATGATTACACATTTACCAATAAAGGTGACTTAGACAAGTATAACGGGCGTTTCTGTAAGACTCCTGACTATCCAGAAGGTACTTACGCATATTTTGCAACTATTGATAGTTCTTCTCAGCAAGACCAGACATTTGATAAGTATTTTACTCCAGTATTCCCATATGCTATTGGAGAGTCATTTAAGTCAAAACCGGATTCCTATAACTTCAGTCCTGATTCAATTACTGATAAGGTTGATCTTGATAAGGGTGGATATGTAAGAAACATTTATCCATATAAACTTTCATTTACAGAAAGTGATTATGAATATGTTGCTCGTCCAGATAAAACCATTGATGAGTTTGCATCAGTTGTTTATTCTACACCTGGTTCTATAGAATCAGTTTTAATAGAAGATGGTGGATATGACTATAAAGTTGGTGATAGAGTTGTATTTGATAATACTGAAACTGGTGGTATCAATGCATCTTCTAAAGTAGTTAAGATTGGTGGTAAGGATATAATTAAACTTACATCTTCTACTACTAAGAAAAATGATGTTACTTTTGAAGTAGAAACAGAAAAGCAAACAATTCTTGCTAGAACTCTTAAACCACATGATTTCAAAAACGGTGATTATGTAAGTGTTTCTGGTATATCTTCTCAGTCTATTGCTAACTTGGATGGTGTTTATACTATTGGAGTATCAACATCAGTATTCAAAGCATCTGCAGCAATTGGAAATACTGCAGCAACTGGAATTGTCACATTTATTTCAATTAATGGAGATGTAAATGTAATTCAACCAGATGATGTTCTTGGTATATCAACTGAAAAATTATTTGTTTTAAACATTGATGATTCAAATTCAAGAATTAGAGTTATAAGAGAATATGATGGAACAGTAGGTACTGCTTATACTGCTGGTATTGATATTGAAGAAAAACCACGTGGTTTAACTATTAACGTTGGTATAAACACAGATTCTGATATTAAACTACAGAAGAGTACATATTTTGATCCTTCTGAAGTTGTTGCTGTTGGAACTACTCATGGAGTTGGTATTAACAGTACTATAACCATTACAGCACCTGGATTAGCATCTACAGATATTGCTATTCCATACAGATCGATTTACATACCAAACCACAATTTTACTACAGGGCAGTCATTAACATATTCTTCTGGTGGTGGAACTGTTGTTTCAGTATCTACTGATGGTACTAATAATTTTAATCTCCCTAGTCAAGTTTATTCTATTAAATTAGGTAATAATCTGGTTGGTTTAGCAACCATGCCAGTTGGAATTGGTTCTGATGGTACATATGTTGGTGTTGCTTCAACCGCTGCTTCTCAACTATATTTCCATAGTGTTGGTACTGGTGTAACACATTCATTAACAACTACAGATACTCAACTTGTTGGTAGTTTAGAAAAAGTTGTTGTTACTTCAACAGCAACAACTGCTCATGGACTTGGTGTTGGTGATACTGTCTTTATGGATGTATTACCAGGAATCACTAGTTCTTATACTCTAAAATATAATGATTATAATAGAAAAGTTACTGTTGGATTAGGTACTTTTGAACAAGATAATGTAAACACAACTAATGATACTATTACTATTACAAATCATGGATTTGAGACTGGAGATCAAGTCATATATGAATCAACTAGTGTGGTATCTGGTTTAACTGCTAATACTAGTTACTATGTTATTAAAGATAATTCTAATAGAATTAAATTAGCATCGAATCATTATAAAGCAACTATTCAATATCCTGAGCATATATCATTAGCAAATACTGGTGGTGCTGTTGTACATTCCCTTCTTCCCGTTAACCCAATTATCAATTTAACGAGAGGACAGAAACTAGAATTTAATGTTGCTGATAGTTCATTAGCAAATGTTTCTGGTGGAACAACTTATTCTGCATTCTCTGTTAAATTCTTTAGAGATAAGAATTTTAAACATGAGTATCTTACTGCAACACCTGATCAATTTGATGTTACAAGTAGTGGTTCTGTAGGTATTACTGGCGGCAGAGTTTATTTACAAACTAACGATAAGACTCCTGAAATACTTTACTATCATCTAAGTCCTGTTAATCCAGATAGGATTACTACAGTTCAGTCTGAGATAATGACTGATAAGACAGTTAAAAATCATAATACTATTAAATTAGTTGATTCTCTTTATAATGGTTCATTTAAAATTGCATCTGTTGGTTCTACAACGTTTAGTTTTAATGTTCCTTATGAACCAGAATCTGCTGAATATACAGATATAACAGCGAAGATGTCTTATGACACCAGTTCTGCTGGTGCTTTGGGTCCAATAGCAGATATTAAGATAACCAATATAGGATATGGTTATAAGAGTATTCCTGGTATTTCCACAGTACGTAGAACATATACTGGTACTGCTGCTACAACATATGGAAATGGTTGTATCTTAAGAGTAGAAAGTAGTTCAATAGGACAAGTTAAGAGAACACAAATTGATAATCCTGGATATGAGTTCCCATTCGATCAAACTTTACGTCCAACTGGTGCATTACCAAGTCTCTTTAAAGTTGATAGATTCAGAACTTTAGATCATATTGGACTTAGTTCTGGTGGACATAATTATTCAATTCCACCTAAGTTAGTTGTTAAGGATAGGGTAAGTGATCAGATACTTACTGAAATGGAGATTAAGACAGAAGTTAGTGGTTCTGTTGGTGTTTCCAGTGTTATTATTGTTGAGAATACTAAGAGATTACAAGATCCTTATCCATCTATAATACCTATTCATAACTCTAATGGAGTTGGTATTGAAACCGTTGGATTTACTACTTCTAATGCAACTGTTGAACTTACTCTTGATACTGATTTTTCTGTAGGGCAAGACTTCCCATTCTCAGTTGGTGATAAGGTTCTTGTTGAGGGTGTTGGTATTGCTACTACTGGATTTGGATATAACTCCAGTGAGTACAATTACAACCTCTTTACTTTATCTGCTGTAGATCCTAAACTTGGTGGTGCTAATCCGACAGTAAGTTTTGTACTAGAAAATGATAATCCTGGTGAATTTAGTCCAGATAACTCGGCGGGACGAGTAATACCGGAAAAACATTTTCCTGGGTTTTTACCTGTTACTAGAAAAGGTGATTTTAGTATTAAAGAGAAGATTACCCAAGAGACACTGACTGGAACAAAAACTGGTACAATAATTGGATGGAATAGAAATAATAATACATTAAGAGTTGCTACAAGTGATGTATTTGAATCTGGTAAGCAAATTGAAGGTAGTTCTTCTAATCAAGTTGGATTCATCAAATCAATTGAAAGTTTTGAATCTACTTTTGATGTTGGACCTCTTGTTGAACAGAAAAAAGGATTCCATGAAGTTATTGGATTCTTAAATGATTCTAGACAGAGAATTCATGATAATGACTATTATCAGGCATTTGCATATTCTGTTAAATCTCCTGTTCAATATTCTAGTTGGAAAGAAGTAGTTGGTGAAATTGTCCATACTAGTGGATTCAAGAAATTCTCTGATATGGAACTTGAGTCTTTTGATGGAAGACCAAAGGATGCTGATGAACAGGGAGATGGTTCTTATGGAACTGGTGGTAGTGGATTCCCTAATCCTGGTATTGGTGCTGCTGCCGCTAATGCTGCTGGTGGACAGGAAGTATCAGTTAAAGTTGACTTAATTTCAACCACTGATGTTGATACAAGATTGGATTTTGATAATGCTACAGAGTTAACTGTTGAAGTTGCTGGTATTAGTACCGAAAATCAAATAACTGTTTCTAAAGAGATTGTTTTAGAAAATAGAATTCTTACTGATTATGAAGAAGCAAGAACTAATAGAGTTCTGTCAATTGATGATATTGGTGATTTGTTCAACAGTAAGCCTAGAACAGACCCATTTGAGAAATTTGACTTTGTTGAAAAAGAGAAGTTCTCAAGTCATAGGTACTTCTTTAATGTAAAAGATACTCGCTATACTGGTGAGAATATGTGTGGTATCTTTAATGTTGTAACAGACGGTACTACTTCATATATCAATCAATACAGTGTTGATAGTCAAGGACAATTAGGTACTTTTGATTATGGATTTAGTGGTGCTTATGCAAACGTTGATTTTTATCCAACTAAGTTTGAATTAAACAATTATGTTATTGATTTTGTATCTGTTGATTTCAATAGCATGCCTGGTATCCAAACAGGTGGTACAACTGGTATAGGTTCAACTACAGTTGGTGATTTGGTTACAATTAGTGGATTCACAACCACAACTGCAGTTGGTGCTGCAAGTACAATTTGGCAAGCAAATGCTTCTAAATCTGCTGGTAATAAACTTCTTGTTGAAGTTACTCAGACCACTGAGGGTATTAGCACTTATCAATTAACTGAAGTTAACGTTATACCTGGAGCAACTGATGCAGCAACAGGAATGATAGATTATGGTACTTTATCTACTGGTGGATTTATTGGAACCTTTGGTGTTCAGACAAGTGGATTAACTAACCTTAATTTCTATCCTGCAGCAGGTGTTAGCACTAATTGTGCTGTTAAAGTCGTTGATTATGAGTTGAGTGCAACTAATACAGGTGTTGGTACTACCACTATGGTAGAGTCAATGATGGGTTCTTTCTACACATCAATTTCTGCTTCTGCTACTCCTGGAGAGAATAAGATTTGTGGATTTACTAGTAGTGAATATGAAGGTTCTTATTGGTTCGTTTCTATAGAAGATACAACAAATAGTAAGACAGAATTAAAAGAATTACTTACCATACAAGCATCTGATGGGCTTGTTACTGAGATGTATGAGGCAGAATATGGCCAAGTACTCTCATATGATGATGGAAATTCGATGATGGATGTTGGTTTAGGTACAGTTGGTGCTGGATTCTCTGGTACTGATTTCTGTCTCTATTTCACTCCTAATGCTAACATTGCTACTAAGGTTAGGGTATTTGGGCAGTCAGTAGAGAATCAGAGAACTCTGGTTGGTATTAATACTATAGGAATAGGAGATGGTAGTTCGGTTGGACAAATACGCAATGGAGAAGGTACTTACACTGGTACTCTTGCTGTTGTTAAACGGAATTTTGATCTTACTCATAGAAACAGACCAATCTTTGAGAAATTCTGGTCTCCTGATGAGGATACAACAGTTGTTGATATAAACGCTAATACTTTACAGTTTGCAGATCACTTCTTAATTACTGGAGAGAAGTTAACTTATAAGAATGATGGAACTGGTATTCAAACATCTGGTGGTACTATTCCTTCTACCGTATATGCTGTAAAACTCAGTGAAGATAAGTTTAGGATTTCTCCTACTGCATCTGATGCTCTTGCAACGCCTCCAACAACATTAGATTTTACTACTGCTGGTGCAGGTGTCTCTCATGCATTTACACAAGATAAGCAGACTACTAAAGCATTGGTTGCTTTAGATAACAACATTCAGTCACCTATTGTATCTACTGGTGTTACTGTTGGATTGGTTAGCACCATGAATGCAACTCAGGTTAACTGCCAGATAACTGGTATTGGATCTATGGTTGGTGGTGATTTAATCAAGATTGATGAAG